ACGACGCCGCGAACTGCAACCCTGATTACAACGACTTCTACGACGGCAACGGGTATCCCCGTCCTAGTGAACGGATCTAAGAGGAAATGATTATGAGTTCTATGTCGAAGTTTGATACAATTGTTGAGCGTATCATTGAGCAAAAGATTGAACAAAGGGTTGAACAAAAGATTGAAGAGTATTTTGCTTCTATTTCAGTCTTGAGCAAGGGACCTGTGTTTCAAGTCCATTCTGCCATGACTCAGAATGGTCTTACCAAGTCTGCGCTAAAGACGAAGCGAAGTAAACTCGCAAACATGAAGAAGAACGAGCGTATATTCGTTCCGACTTTGCGAGGTGTTACAATGGAGCGTTGGCATTCACGATGGAATGCTACACGCCAATCCATGCAGCGCAAGACTGGATACAAGTGGCGTTTGAATAACGACCGCGAAGGCGGTGGTCTTTGGATTACTCGAACTGTGTAATTTTTGCTACTTGAAATGACTATTATTCTTGCCTGGTTTACTTTTGCGATTGTTCGTAGTATAATGTTTCTTGTCCGTTGTTAATTTGTTATGGAGTATTGTTATGAAGAAGGTTGAAGTTCTGTTCACGATGATGAAAGATGGCAAGCCTGTGCCTGTTGAGAATATGTTGAAGACTCTCAATGTGAAGCAGGGTTCTATCATGTGTCTTATCTCTGCGCTGCGAAACGATTTCGGTGCAGATATCGAAACGGTCCGCGATGGTCGTAAGGTTCTGACCTATCAGTTGACCAATGCTGATAAGGTCAAGATCTCAACGAAGGCACCCAAGGTTGCGAAGGCACCGAAGGCTGCGAAGGTTGCTGTTCTGAAGACCAAGACCACTGTTCGTAAGCCGAAGGCTGCAGTTGTTGATGATGGTTCGGTTCCGACCGTCGAGGTTGAGGAGGTTGGGTTCGACGAACTCGCCTCGCTGCGTGCTGAGTTGGGTCTGAGCGATTCTTACGCTGAGTAAGATTCTATCGTGGGGGAGGTAACACTCCCCCTGTTTTTTTGTCTCCATTGTGAGACACTATTATGTCACCATTGTGTGACGCAGGAAAAAATATGAAAGTTGTATATTCGCAGAAAACTGCAAACGAAATTATCCAATTAGTTCTTACTGGTAAATTAAATCCTGATCCGATTGGTCAGCGTCCACCGACATCGCAAGGTTATTCTAAATCTCAAGATATTATTTGGTCGATGCTATCTGGTGTTGGCATCGGTATGGTCGCGCTTCGCGATATCTCTGAAGACGCAGAGATGCAAAAAGTTTATCCTGGTGTGCATTATCTCGTGATCGATGGTGGTCACCGAGTTCGCGCATTGGTAAAATTTTACAATGACAAGTTCGCCGTTCAAAAGAAAAAGTTTAAAGATTGGGACATCGATCTAAATGATTTTCAAGTTGCTCTAGACATCACAACTTGCACATCGAAAGAGGCTGTTGAGAAGTTTCGCAATCTGAATCAAACAACTCCTGTTAATTTTATGGAGATGTTGATGTGCGACGACCAGTCTGAAGTCTGTCGTCATGTGCGTTCGTTCACGCGTTCTTATGTTGAATACGATAACAAAGTCCATGATTTGTTTGAAACTGCATTTGACAAGACGGGAACAGAGAAGGCGAAGTGGTTTGACATGGCACCGAATCATCGCCGCAAATGGGATGAGTATGCATTCATAGCAATACTGAAGTCTATTGGTGGTGGCAATGTTGATGCGGGTCAGTCTCATATTGAAGATCTGGTGCGTCAAGAATATGACGGTAACAACCCAGTGACCAAGAAAGTTCTTGCCACTGTTGATCGTTTCTTCACTGATGTTCTCAGTATACAATCTAAACGATACAAGAAACTGAACACGGATATCTTTGCTGCACTTCAGTTGACTTGGTTCGAGTTATACAATTTGAATCGCGAGTTTAAGATTGCAGATTATGATGAGTTTCATGAATCATTTATGGAAGCATATTCTCTGTTAACTGGAACTGCCGACACAACATACAATCGAGAAACAATTCAGTATGATGGCGAGACACATTTCTTAAAAGAATTTATGCGCAAGAACATTACTAACTTTGCGAACGGAAGCGTTCAGAAGGTTTGCGCGAAGCGTATTCTTGAAGAGATGGGTGCGCCAGAAAAGTATGGCGTTGTGTTTCGCGACAGTAAGCGAAGTCTGAAGACTTCTGAGCGCGAGCAGAAACTCGCGATTCAGGGGTTCAAGTGTGCTATCGATGGTCTACCGCTCAAGTTAGAGGACTCTGTATGGGGTCACGATACTGCTTGGGCTCAGGGTGGCGAACTTATGGAAGGTGCTGTGATTCGCAAGAGTCACAATATTAATATGGGTCAAACGACAATTGAAGAATATCGTATGATTCTTGAACTTCGTAAGGGTAAGGTGTAATATTAACATTTTCTATCTAGATCGCGATGTGAAGTTAGCGGCTCAGTATCATTGTGATAAACATGTCGTTAAGATGATACTTGAGTCAGCACAGTTGCTGTGCACTGCACATCGCCTTCTAGATGGAATTGAGTACATTGAACAAAGGTATGTTAACGGTTCATTGCCTGCGCGTTATCGTAAACTGAAACGATGGCAACTTCCAGACTGGCGCGAGCAAGTATTGTACACGGCTGGGCATATCAATCATCCCAGCGCGGTGTGGGTTCGTTCCAACATAGAACATTACCGCTGGCTGTACGATCTGATGTACTATCTTATCTATGAGTACAAGCACCGCTACGACGGTAAGAAGCACAAGTGTGAGGACCTATTGCAGCCTCTATTGGACGCGCCCTATAGCATACCCATAGTTGACTGGCAGGAGCCTCCACAGGCGATGCCAGATGACTCCAAGGTGGTCGGCGATAGCGTCCAAGCCTATCGTAATTACTACATGAATCACAAGCGTCGAATGGCTAACTGGAAGGTGCGCGGTCAGCCCGAGTGGTATAAATAGATGAATGCAGAAGTTCTCCTCGTTTAAATCGGAAAATCTGGGCAACCTTTCTGTTTGGGATATAGATGAAACTCTATTCCAAACCAAAGCCCAAGTGCATGTCATGAAAGATGGCAAGCGTGTAAAGTCTTTGTCGAATAAACAATACAATACATACCAATTAAAGAAGGGTGAGTCTTATAACTTTTCTGAGTTTAAAGACGCAAAGTTATTCAATCGGACTTCTGTTCCTATTCAACGAGCAATCGACAAAGCAGCCAAGACTCTTAAAGCCTACGCAAATCTACCAAACAGCAAGGTGATTGTGTTGACGGCTAGATCTGACTTCGACGATCCTCACACCTTCCTAAATACATTTGAAAGATATGGATTGAACATGAGAAACATTCATGTTCATAGAGCAGGGAATTTGGGTTTACCTGCCGCCGAAGCGAAGAGGATCTACATTAAACAGTATCTTGAAACTGGTAAATTTAAATCTGTGTCACTGTTTGATGACGATGCAAGAAATCTAGAAGTATTCTTGTCACTAAAGAAAGAATACCCGAAAGTGAAGTTTGTTGCCTACATGGCGAACCATGGTTATTTTAGGAAGTATTGATTATGCCAACATATGAGTTTATCAACAAGAAAACAAAAAAACTTGAAGAGCATGTAATGTCGATTGCTGCTTATGATGAGTTTAAATTGAAGAACCCACATCTAGAGCGATATATCGAAAGTGCTCCATTGTTCAGTTACTCTGGAACAGGTGATCTATCAGGAAAGAAAACTGACAACACCTGGAAAGAAGTCATGCATAAAATTGCTGAACAGAATCCAAGAAGTCCACTTGCTGAAAAGGTTCTTCGTAAAGATACAAAACGAGTAAAGACTGATAAGGTATTGAAGAAACATAAACTATTTCAACAATAAGGATATTACATGTCTAAGAAAAAAAATGTATCGAACACCACGATTGGATTTGAAAGTGAACAACATGTTCGAGTTAGTACTCCGAATAAAATAAAACCATCGGAACTTCAGACATTTGAACCTTTAACAGATAACCAGAGGAAGTTCTTTGATGCTTATGGACGCGGTGATTATTTTATCATGCTTACTGGTTCTGCAGGCACTGGTAAGTCTTTCATTGCGTGCTATAAAGCAATGCAAGAGGTTTACGACAAAAATTCTTCTTTCAAGCGTGTTGTTATCGTACGCTCTGCTGTTCAGTCTCGGGATGTTGGCTTTACTCCAGGCAGTCTAGAAGAAAAGATGAGTCTGTATGAACAGCCGTATATGCAAATCTATCATACGCTGTTCAATCGCCGTGATGCCTACGAAGGTCTAAAGGACGCAGGGAAGATTGAATTCATCTCGACTTCTTTCATTCGTGGTATGAGTTTTGACGATTCGATTATTATTGTTGACGAATGCCAGAACATGAACTGGGAAGAATTGTCGACTATCATGACTCGCGTTGGTTATCGTTCTAAGATTATCTTCTGTGGTGATTATAGACAGACTGATTTGTATCGCAAGCAAGGCGACAAGTCTGGGCTTTGGAAGTTCCATCAAATTGCCAAGACTATGCCATCGTTCACCAGCGTAGAGTTTACAACTGACGATATCGTGCGCTCAAGTCTTGTGAAGGACTTCCTAATTGCCGTTGACAAATTTGAGCAAGAAAATACTTGACTTTTACTTGCCTTTGGTATATAATAACTATGTCTGGTTTGATTGAGTATCTCTGTTATGTTTAATCGTATACATCATGACTTTCCCAAACTCTTGCAAGAGAACGTCGACGGCACTCGCTGTTACGTGACGCCGACTGGCGAGAGGTATCCTTCTGTGACCACGGTTCTTTCTGATTATGGGAAAGAAGCAATTCTAGAATGGCGCAAGAGAGTTGGCGAGGAAAAAGCCAACGAAGTCTCTCGCAAAGCCACTACTCGCGGAACCAGTGTCCACAAAGCATTGGAAATGTATCTCAGCAATGAGGATGTTTCTTCTCTCGAGATGCTACCGAACGTCAAGTCTCTTTTCGTTCGAATGAAGCAAGAAATAGATGCCAAGGTGAATAACATTCATTGCCTTGAAGATCGTTTATTCTCTCATGAACTTAAACTTGCTGGAACGGTAGACTGTATTGCGGAACATAACGGCATTCTCTCTGTGATAGACTTCAAGACTTCTGTTCGTCTCAAGAAGAAAGAGAACATTGGCAATTACTTTATGCAAGCCGCTGCCTATCGCCAGATGTTCTACGAGATGACTGGTCTAGATGCCAAGCAAGTCATTATTCTAATTGGCGTTGATACTGCTAACTTCTGCCAAACTCTTGTCGTAAAAGAGGATGAGTTGGAACTGCACAAGCAAGAATTGTTTAAATATATCGAAGCCTACAGAACCAAGAATAACTTGCCTTTGCTTTGATTCTGTAGTATAATAGATCTATAGGTTACGTTGGAGAAGCAAATGAAATGCGTAAGTTTAGTTGCTATGAGTGCAGTCCTCCTGCTTGGCTCGCAAAGTGCCGTCGCTCAGACGGAGGACGATATCGACGTGTTGTTGGGTGCCGCTGCTGGAGCCGCAATTGGTTCAACAATCGGCGACGGTGATGGTCGCAAGGTTGCCACTGTTCTTGGTGGATTGATTGGCGCAAACATGGCGCGAAATCGTCATGAGGAACGACATGGCTATCGTTATGTTGGTCAGCGTTTCGAATCAATTTGTAAAGATCGAGTCCCTGCGCAATATCGCAATAATATCGGCGTTGCGCGTTCTTGGGTGCAAGGTTGTGTTGCTCGCCTTGAGCAACGTCAGACTGAACTTGAACAACAGGCTTTTGAGGAGGCATTAAATGGACCTTCCAATTAATGAATATGAGTTGAGTGTGATCATTGAATGTCTACAGCGCGATGGTCGCTGGGAATTGCGCGACCGTCTGTTACTTGTTTCAGAATTGATGAAAGAAGGCAAACCATACAAGAAGATTCTCCGCGAAGAATATAATCTCGTCGCCTGATAGTCTAAGACTATTAGTCTAAGACTATTATAACCATTGAATCAATTTATCAGTAGAATGACGTAAAATTTAGTTTTTACGTTCTATATAATCACGAACATTTCTTTTATAACAGGAGTTTGGAAATGAGAATGAAGACAGTTGGCGATAAGTTAAAGAATTTTGCAATCACTGGCGTAAAGCCTGGTGCTCTTACACCTGATAACGCATTTGAAACAATTACGAATGAATCTTTCGCAGGTAAGTGGAAGGTCATCGTATTCTATCCAAAGGACTTCACATTCGTCTGCCCAACGGAAATCGTTGCTTATGACAAGTTGAACAAGGACTTTGCTGATCGCGATGCAGTTCTTTTGATTGGTTCAACAGACAACGAGTTCTGTAAGTTGGCGTGGAAGAATGCCCATGAAGGTCTCAAGGCAACAACTTCTTGGTTCTTTGCTGACACTGCTCGTGATCTTGAAGATGTCTGGGATGAAGATACAAACAGCCTCGTTCAGCAACTCGGCGTATTCTACAAGCCAGCAGGTGCAGCACTACGCGCAACATTTATTGTTGACCCAGAAAATGTCATTCAGCACGTTACAGTAAACAATCTTAACGTCGGTCGCAATGCTGATGAAACACTTCGTGTCCTCGATGCACTTCAGACAGGTGAACTTTGCCAATGCAATCGTAAGGTTGGTGAAGAAACATTAGTCATTGGCTAATATGAAGAAGAAAAAGGTTCACGTTTGCCTCGGGTGTGGTTACCAATACGACGAAAAGAAGTATGGTAAGTTTGAAGATCTAGATGAGGATTTTCTCTGCCCCGATTGCAAATGTGAAAAAGATATGTTTGAAGAAAGGGAAATTGAATAAAAGTCTAAATAATAGACCAATTTAATGGTTGTAAACTGACAATTAAAGGTGTTCTGGACTCGGGTTCGACCCCCGACATCTCCACCAAATGCCCATCACCTCTGCAGCAATGTACGTGGTGGCTATCTTATGGGGATGAATTTGGCTTCGACAGGGCAAGTAATAACCTGACAGCAACCAGTGAGGCGACTGACTTAATCAGCGCAAAAAACGTAAATGCAAACGATGATTCATTTACACCTATGGCGATGGCGGCGTAAAAACCCATTTCGCACAAAGAGTTGACCGCTCGGTAACAGAAAGGTCTGGGGTGGTGGTGTAAAAGCCACCACCCTCTAATTTAATGAATCATCAAAGTGCGTTGAGTAATCGAGTAATGAAAAATCTCTGAGGTATAAAGACTTTACTAATCCAATATTTTCTTTATTGTAAGTCTGCACATACTCATCATCAATATATGTGCTTTTATTTCTATGCGAAATCTTTGTATTAAAATCATCTTCAAATTCTTTTAAGTTCTCAAATCGATAGACTTTATCTAGTTTTATTTCTCCACAATCATCCAACAAAAAGAATGATTGATCAAATAAACTAAAGTTATTTCTATTGAGAGTGATTGGTGAGAACAAAGCGTCGCCCAGTGTTCTTTTATATTTCAAAAAATCATTAAATGTAAATGTCTCAGAAAGAGTAGGCAAAGAGTTGTATTTGAGTTTTAGTAGAAATGCTTTGTAATGGCTGTACGTTCTCTGATATGGGTTTCTCACCACAGCAAATTTGAAAAATTCTGAGGGGTTGTTTGTAAGAACTAAAGAATAGTATGGATCGTGATTAGCATATGATGGATTTCTTCTGGGCGAATGTTCCCTTGGATATTTTTGTCTTAAGAAATCATTTATGGAAGTTCCAGCAGTTCTTGGTACATGAACGAACATCACTCTACTTTTATCTTGCATAAAAATACCTTATAATATATGTCTAAATATTTATCCACTGCAAAAAATGGAGGCAACTAACATGGATGCAGTCGCAATTTTGACTAAGATCGAACAATATTTTGACCGTAATCATAGTCTATTTATGAGGTTTGGCGGTCTATTTGCCATGATCTTCTTTATGTTGTATATACCATACAACATGCTATCTCGCGTAACAGATAAACTAGAAGCGCAACAAAATGTCTCTATTGCGCTTGCTTATGAACTTCAACATATGTCTTCAAAAATGCAGTTTCTAGAACTCTCATATGATGATAAGAAAAAGGTCATGGGAGAGGTCGAGTGTTTGGCGCAAAACATTTACTTTGAAGCAGGGTCAGAACCAACTGCAGGCAAGATTGCGGTTGCGACTGTGACACTCAATCGGTTTCGAGAGGGATATGCTAAAAGTATCTGTGGTGTTGTGAAACAAAAGTATAATGGAGTATGTCAATTCTCATGGGTTTGTGAGAAGAACAAGACCATTCGATCTAGATCTAGTTACAGAGAAGCAATTATAATTGCTGAGAATATGTTGATTTCTAAACGAAATTACGGTACAATGGATAATGCTTTGTACTTCCATGCAGACTACGTTAATCCTTCGTGGGCAAAAACAAAAGATTTTGTGAAGAAGATTGGGCGACATCTCTTCTATAAAGAGGGCTGATATGCGAATTATTGATGATGTGAAACTTGACTATAAAGATGTTCTTATAATCCCCAAGAGATCTGCTCTGGCATCAAGAAGTCAAGTAAATCTTGAGAGAAAGTTTACTTTCCGTAGTGGAAATAGTTGGGTTGGTATTCCAGTTATTGCTGCAAATATGGATGGCGTTGGAACACTAATGATGGATGATGCGATGAACAATCATAAGTGTATGGTTGCTCTTACAAAGCATTATTCAAAAGAGGATCTTACTGAACAGTTTACTAAACGATTAAACAGCAGTGTTTATTCTTTAGGTATCTCAGATTCTGATCTGCAGAAATTTGATAGTGTATTCCATTCTGCAGCATATAACCAAAACATGCGTGTTTGTATTGACGTTGCGAATGGCTATACGCAATCGTTCGTTGATTTCATTCAAAGATTTCGCGAAAAGTATCCATATGTGGTACTGATGGCAGGTAATGTTGTTACACCAGAGATGACAGAAGAATTAATTCTCAGTGGTGTTGACATTGTGAAGGTTGGTATTGGTCCTGGCTCAGTTTGCACCACTCGCAAGATGACAGGCATCGGCTTCCCGCAGTTAAGTGCAGTTATAGAGTGCGCTGATGCTGCACATGGTCTCAAGGGTCACATCATAGCGGATGGAGGGTGTTCCGTTCCTGGAGACGTTGTGAAAGCATTTGCTGCGGGAGCCGATTTCGTGATGCTTGGTGGTATGTTGGCTGGTCACAAAGAAGGTGGCGCATCAGCAGTTGGTGGTAATCAATTCTATGGTATGAGTTCTGATACAGCCATGGATTTACATAATGGTGGTGTGGCAAACTATCGTGCCTCTGAAGGCAAGACTGTAGAGATTCCATACCGTGGTGAGGTGAGTAGAACACTGCAAGAAATCTTTGGTGGTCTACGCTCAGCATGTACATATGTTGGAGCAAGTGAATTGAAGGAGTTGAGTAAGCGAACCACTTTTGTTCGTGTGACTCAGCAGTTGAACAATTCCTTGAGTGCATATGAGATCTAATATGGCAAGCCGAGAAGAAAAAAATAACTTTTCCATGATGATTATGGAAATGGCAATGAAAGAAAAGATCGATCACATGGATGCAATCACGTCATACTGTGAGCGTAATAATCTTGAGATTGAAGTTGCTGCGAGTTTGATCAATGACTCTTTGAAGAGCATTATTGAAGGTGAAGCAATGGAGTTGAGATTCTTGCCGCGAGGAAGTCGACTGCCTCTATGAATGGATACGATCTTTATTGCATCTATCAAGCCATCAAGTTGCACTTCACTTCAGAGACATATAACTTTTTTCAATATGATGGCAAAACTCGAGTATCAGTAGATGCATTTCAAAAACGTCGTGACAAATTTCTATTCCACCGTCTTGCGCGGAAGTATCGCGACGATGAGATGGTTCCATTTCTGGTTGCTAATTTTGTACACAGTGATGATAACTGGACCAAGTCACTTCTTGAAGATCAGGCTGAAGAAACTTATCGGGATTGGAAACGAACCACGGATTCGATGACCAAAGTATATCTGGAAGATCTGCAAAAGATTTGCCCAGATCCAAAAAAGTTTAACAATTTATTTAAAGTTGAAGATGGGCAGTTTCCAAAACTGTTAGTGGCATTTCTCCAAAAAGATGTAACGATTGAGACTCTTGTAATTCTTAATAACATCTTCAACTTTATCCAAATTTGGGACAAGAAGATTTCAGATGATATCATCTATCCCAAAGTGTCAAGAAAGGTGCGCAAGTATGGTGCTTTTCTTGCGGTGAACGTTGACAAGTACAAACTCTTGACAAAGGAAACTTTACTTGCTAACGAAAATGCTATATAATGATGTTGTGATGATGATAAAGTGGACAAGTCGATATACATTTAATACTACGCTATACGGAGAATACAAATGAGTCTATCAAGTCTAAAGAAGGGTTCATCCCTTGATAAGTTGAAGAAGGCAGTTGAGCAATCTTCTGCTGGTAACACTGGTGGCAAGAACGTTGATGATCGTTTTTGGCAACCAGAAGTTGACGCTGCTGGCAATGGATACGCAGTTATCCGTTTTCTTGATACGCCAGCCGTTGACGGTGAGGATGGTCTTCCGTGGGTTCAGATTTGGTCACACGGTTTCCAGGGTCCAGGTGGTTGGTACATTGAGAATTCTCTCACAACTCTTGGCAAGACCGATCCTGTTTCTGAGTACAACACTGTTCTGTGGAACTCAGGTATCGAAGCAAACAAAGAAATTGCTCGTAAGCAGAAGCGCAAGTTGACTTACATCGCCAATATTCTTGTTGTGTCTGATGCAAAGCGTCCGCAAAATGAAGGTAAGGTTTTCTTGTTCAAGTTCGGAAAGAAAATTTTCGACAAGATCAAGGAACAACTCGAGCCGCAGTTTGCTGATGAGACTCCAATGAATCCGTTTGACTTCTGGAAGGGTGCTAACTTCAAGGTCAAGATTCGTAACGTCGAAGGCTATCGCAACTATGATAAGTCGGAGTTTGAGGCTCCTGCTGCATTGCTCAGTGGCGACGACGATAAGATCGAAAAGGTCTGGAAGTCTGCATACTCACTCAAGGAATTCCTGAAGCCAGAAAACTTCAAGTCCTATGATGAACTCAAGGCGAAGTTGGATAAGGTTCTTGGTGCAGGTGGAGCAACTGCTGCCACTGCAAAAAAGATCGAGGATGAAGAGGCACCTGCCCCTGTAGTCCGTTCGGCTCCTGCAAAGAAAGTGACTGCTGAAGATGTTAACGTCGATGATGACGATATGGCATTCTTCGAGAAACTTGCTGCTGAGTAATTTCGATTAGAAAACCGTAGATGTTTTCAGGGGGACTTCGGTCCCCCTTTTTTTATACTAAAGAAACAGATGTAAATGTCGATGGGTGAGAGAAATCTTTTGCGATTGCTCTAATGAAGGTGTCATCACCGATTCGTGGTTGCGCTTTGACAGGCGATCCTTGAATTTCTGGTTTTCTTTGTTCTCTTTGAGCTCCACCGCCACCAGCTGAAGCAACAATTGCTGGTGCAACTGCAGCAGCTGCTTCTCTTGTTGCTTGCATTTCTGTTGTTGCTGCATTAATTTGAGCACCAGATGATGGTGTTGGCGTTACTGCGCTTGCAACTGCTTGAACTGCTTTCTTTGATTGATATGATTGACCATCTAATGGGATAATCGCTTCTGTGCCATGAAGCGTTGCTGGATAACCAGAAGTTGGACCAGAGGCAACACCACCAGCAGCTGCATACATACTGCCGTCTGCTGCCCTTCCAGTAGTTCCTTGAAGATTCTTAGCAAATAAACCAACCTTTGATGCATACTTATCTGGACTTGCAGTTGCATATCCTGCTGCTGCCATTTTATATCCAAATTCTTCTGGAGTTCTTGCTGCAACAGCATCTGCGTATCTTTTAGTTTTCAAAAATCCAACATAGCTGTCAGCAAAATCTTTTAGGTCTGCAAACTCAGCAAAATATGATTTAACTTGCACCCACTGTAATCCTTGATCTTTTGCTTTTTGCCAAGAACCCTTACCATACCATTGATCAACAGTAACGTCATTGCCTTTCTTTCTTATGGTATCATTTGGTCCTAAAATTGCTGCCAATGATTCTCCGCTTTTCTGTGCTCGTTCAAGTTGAGCTGCATTATATCGTTCTTCAGTTAAAACATAATCTCCTTTTTTATATTTTGTTCCAGCTTTAATTCCTGCATAATTAAAACCTGCAGGTAAACTTTTTCCTGACCCAGATTCACCAGCCCATTGACCCAAAATGCCAAGGACAGGTGTACCACCTAATGCTTTAGATGCATATTCTGCCCATGGCGTCATTGTATTCACAAATTCTTCTTGGTTCTTAAATTTGCCGCCTGGAGGTGCCTTTCCAGTTGGTGCTGGTGCTGCACCACCTGGCATATTGCTCTTTGCTCTTGATGTAGTTGTTGTGCTAGAACTTCTGGTAACTGTAACCTGATCACTCCCTTCATTTCTAGTGTCTGTTCTTATTTCAGATGATGTAAATGACTCTCCTGCTGCTGGTTTAGGTGCAGCTTCAGGTGCTGTAGTAGCAGGTGCAGCTGCTTCTGGTTTTGCTGCTAGAATTGATGGAGCTGCTCCACCACCCCCTCCAGATGATGTTGGGGTAGGAGTTGCTGCAGAAGCAGTGGAACCACCACCTCCTCCACCTCCACCGCCAGTCGCGCCAGCTGAAGAAGGTCTCTCAAGATTACCACCACCAGCAACAGCAGCTGCTTGCGTTTCTCGCGTCATTGCATCTGTTTCTGGTTGTTCAATTTCAGGCATTGATTTTGGTTTTTCAGCACCGCCTAAAAATTTAAATGGTTGGAACGTAAAGCCACCAATTGGACCAACTTTAAAATTATCACCGAATGGATTTGGCAGTTCGAACTGCCCCATTATTTCTGGAATTTCTAGTTTAATTCCAACTAAAAATTCTTTAATATTTGACCACACTTTAGATGCAATGTCCGTTACAATTGCAAAACCTTTTTGAGCAACTCCCCATAAGAATTTACCTATGGCAACAATTCCAGGAATCAATGCACCAATGGCTCCACCTATAAGTCTATAAAACTTTTTAATTGAGAAGATTTCCATAATATCGTCAAGTGTGTCTTGTACTTTATCTACTTTTTTACCAAGACCAGCATTAGGATCTTTTGGTTCTGCTTCTTTTATTTCAGCACCACCAATGGTTTTACTTTGCAAATCTGTGTCAATCTTCGAAGCACTTGGAGGTGGAGCGCCCATGGCTGTTGATGTTGAAGCTGGGGTTGCAGTCTTTAGTGCTGTTGGTCTTAAATTCATTCGTTGTCTAGCGGCTTCATTGCTTACAAATTTACCACTATCAACGTCACGATATCTACCAGATTCTTTTGAATACTTGAGACCAGATTTTTTCTCAAGTTTTCTCATGTCTCGTTTTGATGCTGGAGTTTCTTTTGCCTGACCTGCTCTGAGTTTATTCGCAATTCCTTCCACAGACAACTGAACGCTCTTCAAGATCTTTGATGTTTCCATAACGACATTGAAGATTTCCTTCAACATCTCATCTCGTTTCTTTATTTTCTCAGCTGTTTCTTCTTTTTTTGCTTTATTATTTCGTGCGATGTCTTCTTTATCTTTAATCCCAAACTTTTCTTTTCTTTTTTGCACTTCATCTTTTGATAACTTCTTACCGAAGATTTTATCAATCATTTCGGCTTGTTTGCTATTTGCAAGACCTAAAGCCTTTGCAATATTACCGTAACGAGATTGAACACCAGTTTTGGCTTCTTTAAATTCTTGTTGTAAGTCATAGGCTGCTTGAAGACCTTTCAAACCAGCTGACGCTTTACCAAATGCACCAGAACCCTCTGCACTCTGAGTTGTCTCATCAAATGCTTGTTTCTGCATTTCCATTAAATTTTTAATCTCAGGTGATTCAGACCCTTTCTTTTGCTGAGATTTTTTCTTTAGACGATCAATGCTTCTTGTCTGTTGTATTTTCATTTTCTTCTACGAGTTCTAGTTATTTTAGCCGCAGCACTTTTTTGTTGCTGCTGTTGTAACTTAATTCTTTCTTTCTCTTCCTTCAACCAATTCATGAGCAATGAGACATACGTTTGCCTTTCCCAAGGCAACATATTTTCAATTTCACTCACAGACCACTTGTGATGCTGAACTAAACCAAAATTACAATTGAAATAGTTCGCTAAATTATCATAACCAAACATTAGCCGAAAAAATCGTCGATTCCTCGCACGAAAATTTTATGCTCAAATTCACATTTATTGCACTTCACATCTTTATGAGTTTCAACATAAGGCATTGTACTAAAGAAGTTCTTAAATGGCTCTAGTTGATCCAAACTCAACGCTCCCATAAAGTCATAAAATTCTTCTTTACTAAAACTTCCCGCCTCATATTTTGATTCTTCATCAAAGACATAATCTAAGTGTTCATAAATTAAATCTAAAATATTCTCAATGCTATCCATTTGAGAAGCAACAGATGCTGAAATCTTTAAAGAAGGATAGTTTAAAATGACACCAATAGAATCATTAATCATAACTTTGTTCGAATGATTCTCAGGCTCAACAACTTTCACTTCATTTAAATCAACCTCAAATGTCATATTGTTGCCGCATCTCTCATCATTAACAATATTTTCGCATTTATATGTTAGTTCTAAAACTTCTCCGACTGATTTAAGTCGAAGATTGATAAAGATAAGTTCTAGGTCAAATAGAGGAATATCATCAATATCAATTTCCTCTAATGCGCAATTGTTGATAATTTGTTTTACAGTCTCTAGGAGAGAAGAAAGATCTTGGGCTTCTTTAGCCATCAACAACAACTTTTCTTCTTTCACAAGAAATGGTCTAAATCTAACCTTTCTATTCAAAGACTTTAAATACACGTCAAAAATTGGATAATCTAATTTTGGTAAAGCCATAATTTAACCACCAGAAGCACCACCCCCAGCAAATCCTCCTCCACCACCAATAAATGGTTTTGTTTTCGGTAGAGTTAACGAATTTGTAGGTCTTAAATTGAATTGCCCAGCTGATGTGCTTGCAACTCCATCGACAGATGCTGAAGAGGTGCGAATAGGTTCTTGTGTAGGAACTGATGGCGCACTCACATCCAGCCAACGATCAAATTTAATGGAAACAGAAAGTCTATGAATATCATCTGTACCCCAATTCAAATTCAATGCATTTACAGTTGCTGGAAATGCATTTAATAATTTGCATGCGTATATTACAGAAGGTTTTGGTGCGGAACCGCTTTCAGATCCTGGAGTACCTTCGCTGTATTGGCGAATTACCATGTCAGTAACATAACTTTGTTTATAATTTACCAGGTATGTTTGTTTTGGGATAATGAAGTCTAACCATCGGTCGAAAAAGCGTTTTTCCCAAAGATCGCCAGCACAAATAAAGGTCAAGGTTAAATCGCCGAATGCTGGAGTTCCAGCAACTGGAGTCGGTGCTCCAAAGATCTTACTTTCTACTGTGTTAATAGTATATCCAGGCAATTCTGCAGATTCACACTGAAGCGAGAGTTCCTCTGCCGTTCCATATGATTGCAAGAATGGAGGGACCGTAATGATAACATCAAATTTAGATGTTTTCGAGAATCCTGCATGAGAATCGAAATGCGCGATAAATTTGTTTACATTAAATGCCATTACCTTTTATACACCATCTTTTGCGTTGGTAAGAAGATCGCAGTTTCCCAATTATTCGGCTCAATGTAAATCATAGAAGAAACGATATGATTCAATAGATATCTTTTTAGACAGTCTTGAATCATTTTATATCTGCGCGATTTCGCGAGCAAATCATACGATAAACGAAACTTTGTTGTATCGTCATATTTATCGTTGTTTATAAAATCGTGCAAGCGATCTAAAAGAGCGAGTCGACTGTATGGATCGAGATAATGTAGGTTTAACCCTAAGAATCCGTCTGGATACATTTCTATGGGAATGACTAGAGGAAACTTATCCCAAACTGGGAGAACATCTTTAAGTTTCGGATCGTACTGATAGGTGTACATACGACCTATAAACGCTCTTGGAGAGATTCTTCTAGCGTCATTTAGCACATTCGAACGATCAGCTGGCATTCGAAGTGCCATTAGTTTATTGCCAAGCCATGTTCTGGCTTCTGCGCTTCGTGGTCGAATACCAGCAGCGGTCATTTCTCGACTTAATTTATCGAATAGTGATGGCATTAGATTCCGAGATGTTCCTCTGTTATAACCTTAAAAGTCCATTGCTTATTCTTGCAATACTCTGTCGCAGCCTTCCATTTCGCCTCATTGACGCCCCAAGTCATAACCTCATTGATGTATCTTCGTGTAATCTTCGACTTCTTCTGTGGAGGAACAGACTGGCTTTTAGGTTTTACCTCTAAAATGAGAGACTCAATCACACCAATTTTATTCTGTACCCTCACAAAAAAGTCGGGAAAATAACGATGCCAACGATTATCTACAGGCGATAAATAAGGAATTACGATCTCTTCGTTCGACCAACCAACAACGTTGGTATTTTCGTCTAAATGCACCATAACTCTTCTCTCCCACAAACTTCGATACCATATGTTTGTAGGATCGCCTAAATATTTATTGGTATTTTTGGGACTGAATTTACCTGAATATGCCATGAGACTATTTAGAAGAACTTTTAGGGAATCTTAATGCCATCTCCTATCTCACCTATGACGATTTCTCAAGACCTTAACCCATACGCAGCAAAAGGTCCCCTTGAGAAACTTACGAGAAACGCATTCGCATCGTCAGATTTACGATATCCAATTGATCTCGGAACTAATAATTTCGAAGGTCTTCATTACATCACTTTTTACATCAATGTACAGGAAAAGTCGCAATATAACGTTACTGAAAGAACTGGAGTTGGTGCTACCATTAACGCAAATAGAGAACTTGATGCTGGTGGCGGTATTGGTCAGCTGGCTACAGAGGGTGTTGGGTTTTTCGGTTCTTTAGTTAGTGGTGCTGCGTTTGGTGCAGCTGCAGGTGAGATTGGTGGACAATTAGGTTTTGCTCTTGGTGGACCAGCTGGTGCTGTCGGAGGAGCTGTTGGTGGTGGTGTACTTGGTGGAGCATTGGGTACTGCAGTTGTTGAATCAATAAACCTATCAAGAAAAACGAAAAGAATTAGTTCAACGATATCGATGTATATGCCTGACACAATTAATCAGCAAATTGTGCATGAGTATGGCGAAATTTCTATGACGGAAGCATTGGGTATGGTTGGTGCGATTGGACAAGGCGCGTCATCAGTTGGGGCGAGTGTTGAAGGATACTTCAACGAAACATTTGGTGATGGGACTAAAGTCAATTTAAAGGGTGCTGGTGTTGGTTCTCTCGCTGAACTCGGTGGAACGCTCGCAGAAAAATCTGGAGTGTTTGGAGCAGGCATGAAAGAAGCCATTCTGTTTTCTGCTGGTCTTGCTCTCAATCCCCAAGTTGAAATTCTCTACCAGAAAACAGGACACAGAGAATTCTTATTTGATTTTAAGATGATTGCACGAAGCGTTGCAGAAGCCTCTGCAATTCGTAA